CTTCTTCTTCAGGCTCAATTATGATCACAATTTCAGTAAATTCATCTTCTTCTATTTCTATGATTTCTTCTTTTATGATCTCTTCTACTATCTCTTCTTCTACTATCTCTTCTTTTATGATCTCTTCTTTTATGATCTCTTCTTTTATGATCTCTTCTTCTACTATTTCTTCTTCTACTATTTTTTCTTCTATGGTTTCTTCGATTATCTCAATGTTATCTAAAGGTTTAGATAAATCATCTTCTATTATTATTACGCAATCGCCACGATCTATCTGCGCATTAGTCATATAACAGCCGAACTCTTCTTCGTTTTTTTCTCTTTCTATATCCCTATCTAAAGTTCCGTCGTTTACTTCTTCTTGTGTGTATTCGACTTCTTTATCGCCGATTTTTACTATGACTGGCGGTAAAGTCGTCGTAGTTGTTGGCGGTGGTGGGGGTGGTGGGGCTATAGTAGTCGTCGTAGTTGTTGGCGGTATTGTTGTAGTCGTTGTTGTGCTAGTTGTAGTGCTTTTAGGCGGTATAGTTGTCGTTGTAGTACTCGTAGTCGTAGTTTCAGGCGGTATAGTAGTCGTTGTCGTGGTTGTAGTAGTTGTTGTTGTACTAGATGTCGTTGTAGTAGTACTAGAAGTGGTGCTAGTAGTCGTTGTAGTAGGCGTTCCATTATCATAAGTATAATAAACATTATCTATTAAATACCAATCCCCATTAGTATCTGTAGCCCCGTCTATTACGATTTCTGTTATGTAGGTATCTTGAACAGTAAGAATTATTTCTTTTTGGGTATAAACATTATTATCGAAATTACTTGTCATTGAAAAAGTAGCAGAAGATCCATTGTCATAATAGATAGTTCCTGATCCTGTAGTTTCTCTAGCACCATATTTAAAGCCAACTTCTGTTATTTGTTTGCTGTCTGAACTAGGAAAAGCGATCGTTAAATCATCTGTACTTGATCTTATACCTAGTTGATACCTATCAGATCCGAAGTAGTCTGATCCAAAACAGTCAAGATCTTCTATATAAATGCCCCCTGTTTCCTGTGTACTTGCACAAGATCCGTTATTGATCGCAGTTAAAGAAGTGTCAGAAGATCCATACAGGAAATTTATATCCTGATTTATCTGATGATTATTAAAATTTTCTGTTGTTGTTACTTCTTCAGCAAGTAAAACGGGTACGGGAAATACTAAAAATCCGACAAGAAGTAATCGAATAAGTGTATTAAACCGATAGATCACTTAAATTCTAATTAAAGAATTATGCGTCGAAAGTTTGTGCAGGTTTGTACTGCTCTAACGCATGCTGAAGGACTGTTAAACTTGATGTCGCGAATGAAACCATTAACACTTGGACTATGTCCGCGTCAATAATTCCTGTCTGCGCACTAAGATAAACGCCGATCGCTGATTGAAGTCCTGTTCGTAAAGCCTTTACGATCATAAACTTCCAGTATGCTTTCCAATCTTTTTTAGCCATTATTCTTCTTCTACCTTTCCGAACTGCCTTTTATTAAAGTGTTTACACTTTTTATTAAGACACTTCCACGCACCTTTAATAGGTATTAATTTCACATTACATGAAGGACAATCTATGCCCATTGTTAAAAACTACCCTTCTAGGTTATGTTCTTTCCTTCTAGTTTAGCATTAAGGATCTTGATCAGTCCCTTAATCTCTGATAAATCATCTTTTATTAGATAGGGTGCAACTATATCAGGGCTAGCGTTATTGCTTACTTCGTTAGGATCTAAATTTATTTTTGTTACTTCTAATGTAACTTCTTTACCTGCTTGCATAACCTTAGCTACTTTCGGATAGAAATTTTTATAAGCAAGTTTACTATTACTGATCCAACCGTCTTTAGAAAGATCTAGATCCTGTTGACTTGATCCGACCAATATACAACCCGCCGTATTTTCGTCCGAATTTCCTAGATGAAAAAGCACGTATTTAAAATTGGGTATATCAAGTATTTCGATCATGCCGACATGATTAGCGAAACGCTCTTTATAACGATTATGGAAACCACCTTCCTTACGAAAACCTAGTTTATATGTACCTTCAGGAATACAGGTTTCCCCATATACTTTAACTTCTTGATACTGATCTTCTAAGGTGTAGCACTCGAAAACACCGTCAATAAATAACATACCATTAACAGCGTCTTCGCCGAATTGAACTCGGACTAACTGTAATTTCATTATTCAGGTTTTGGGTTATCTGCTTTAACTTGGGCTATGTGATCTTTCCAAGTAGTAGTACCGTTAATAGCGTCTTTATATTGCATATCCAATTGATCGCCAATAGATCCATAAGCTACTTGTCTTGCAGTAATATAATCATATTGGTAAGCGTCCCAATAGGCGTTAGCTCTACGAGTAATTAAATCTGCGTATTCTTCTTCAGTACACTCTCTAACTTCACTACCTATTTGAATATTACAAGGCTTTTCTGCCTCTATTTCATCAGTAGCTTGTGTTATAAAGTCGTCTAATGTTTTCGCCATACTTTTATCCTTTCTTATTTATTTTATACCGTATAAAGTCATTTCGCCTGTATATAATTGTCCGGAATTTTCCCTTAATAGTATTCCGTCAGACGCACTTGCATTTTTTACAACACAAGCATTTAATGGGGCATAATAACCTTGTTGCCCATTACTTTCTGCAACACCTGATAAATACATATAATCATATTTAGTAGCGTCTGCAAAATTAGTTAGATATAAGTAAAAAAATGCAGTTTCTTGATTATACAAATTTCCACCTGTCATATTGTTCCATATTTGAAACTGAGTAGAACTAGTTGTAGCTCTATTTAATATAGAAGTTGTATCTGATCTTAAATTATAACCAACGCACTCATAGTCAGAACTTGTATGTGCAGTTCCACTTTTAGTAACTTGTATATTCATTTGAGTATTATAGTTAGAGCCAATATTTGTTCCTATAAGTACATACCTTTCAAAACTATCGTCAATTCCTGTTAATTTAACTTCGGCATTACTTGTACTACCATTACTAACTGTATCAATTGCAACTAAACTAGACATTATCTAAAAACTCGCTTTCATCAAAATTATATTCATAAATTGTTAAATTACCTTCTGCACAAGTAAAACCATTAAAAGTAATTTTAAATCCGTCGTGTTTTCTAACTATAAGTTTTGTCCAAAATTGTTCATCTCCACGATAACCAGTACCGTCAACGTGTCCTATAGATTGTGAAAAATAACTATCTGTCATAGCGTGTGGTGCATTTTTATAATGTAACATAAAACCTGCACTTTCAACCGCTGAATTACCACAATAAATAACACTACCACCATTACCACTTGTAGTATCAGACTGAACTGTTAAACTAGCCAAACCGTGTTGGGCAACTTGCGCACCTCTTTGATAAGTTCCAGTAGTATCATCATTACCACTATATCTTAAAACTAATAACATAGCAGATCCTGTTGTATTGTAATAAAAACTATCCCCAACAATTAAATATTGTTTTGAACTTTTAAAAATTCCGTCTTGTGTTACTGAAGTCAAACCTGAACAATCAATAGTTTTTATTTTTTTTAATGTTTGTTTAAATGCACCCATTACCCATACCCATAAATTTTAATTTTTCCACTTTCAATATTTCCACTACTAAAAAATATTTTTATACCGTCAACTAAACTAGCTTGTGGTAATTCGCCCCAAACTTGATATCCAACTAAAGCACCTGAAGAATTAATCGCAAAACCTTTATGTAAAAAATTAGTTTGTCTTGTACTATCTTTAGCGTGAAAAATATACATATTTCCATTATATTCTTCGTTAGTAGCGTTACCACACTCTTTTAATTCTATTCCAGTATCATTAGTGCTATGATTAAAAGCAACTGTATTAGAGCTATTTTGTGAATAAGTTGCCCTATCGTAAACTGCGCCTGTCTGTAAAGAGCCATTTTCATAAAATTGCATACGCAAACTATCATTATCGTTTTGTGGTTTTAAAGATATAAATTGAACATCTAATAATGTAGCTTGGTTTAAACCTGCTTGAATACTTACACTAGCAACACTTGAAGTAATTTCTGTTCCTGTAATTAAAAATTTACCTTTTTTAGTTGGTAAATAATTATTTGCTTGTCCGTGTCCTAATTCTTCAAAAGATAAAACGCTACTACCGTCTTGATTGCTTAAATTAGTAGGGTTACCTATTTGTCCATTAATAGCCATAATTTATCCTTTAGGTAATTTCTACTGTACTTAAAAATGCTTCAAGATAGCCACTTGCTTGTCCACCTGTTAAATCAATTTTGTCGCCATTTTCTAAATTTATTTTAGAATTTCCTGCGAGTTCAACTGCACCACCAACTGGAACTGTCATTTCAAAAGCAACTCTGGAATTTCCACTTGTGCCGTCAATAACATCAGCAGTAATTGTATCATTAGAAGTATTAATGTTAGTAATTCTTAATGAATAAACAACACTTGCACCACCTGAACTATTTGTGTAAATAGTTTGTGCTGATGAAGTGACATCTAAATAAGCGTTTTTGTATGCCTCAGCCATAATTTACCTTTCTATCCTAAAGCCAATATTAAACCAATGGAAGTTCCACCACCACTAGCAATTTGACTAGGATTAACTTTTTTAACTGTTCCGTCAGAAACATCTTCTAATATTAATAAGTCATTTGCAACATCTACACTAATTGCTGTTCCGTCAGTAAGTTGGCTAGGATCAATAGTCAAAGTTGAACTAAAAGCACCAGTTGACGCAGTTGATCCGCCCGCAAGTCCTGAAGTTGCAGAAGTTGTGATCGTAACACCTGTAATATCGCCTTCCCCGATAAAGCTAGCCCAACTAGATCCATTATAAAAAGTTAAAGTATTTGTATCTTTTAAATATGCAAACATACCTTCTTCAGGCGATGAAACTGCACTATCTCTAGCTGTACTGTCATCGAAAACCATGACGACTTGTTCTTGGATATAATTGTTAAAATCACTAGCGTTAACTAGATCCCCTGTTGTCCAAACTTTAAAACCTGCACCCATTTATTAAAACCTTTCTTTCTCTAACTATACGCGAAACGTGTACCTTCGCCAAGTTTAGCGGATCCTAAGATCCAAGCGGAAGATCCCGCAGGACTAAGAGTAGCAGACCATGACCAAGATTGCGACGATCCGTCCACTTGATGTCTTATGCTTTCTATTAATAATTCGTCTTCTAATGTTGTTCCGTCTGTGTTTTGGATCTTAACTTTAATTCTATCCCCAAATTCTCGACCTAAGACCTGTGTCCATAGTCCTGTATTATCCCTAGGATTGACAGTTAAATTATCTACCCTAACGATTGGAAGTGAAGTTTCAGCTATCTTCTGTTCTATAATTGACAAAACGTCGGCGTCTGTAGTGTTAATAGTTGACTTGACTGATCCTTTAGCTGTATATCGGGTTACACTATCTGCGTCTGATATATATTGTGTTGATCCGCCTTCTCTTGTCCACTCATAAACGTTTATTATTTCATTATCATCTAGACTTAATCCAACATCTGTAAAAGGTAGATCTGATCCAGTATTACTAAAGGTACCCTGTACGTTTATAGCTTTAGTATTACTTAATCGATAATTTCTATTTCTAAAAGTTGCTTTTCCGTCTGCACTTATAAAAAATTGCGCGTTTTCTGCTAATTCTATTTCTCTAATAGCTGAAAGAATATTATCTGTTAAATCTTGTTGTTGTACGTTAACTGTTCCTGTAAGTACGTCCCTTCTGTTACTTGGAAAGCCAATAGCATTTAATATCCTAGTTACACGATCTGAAGAAAGTTCTGTCAAATCTTCATATCCTAAACGTGTAGAACTTCCTAATTCACTAAATCCACCACGACCAAGACGCCAAGATCTGCTATCAAGTGTTCCTGACTGTAATACTTTAAATGCGTCTGTCGCATGAAATGTAACTATACTGTCTGATCCCTGCGCTGTAAAAACTACTGGAATAGTATCTAAAAAACCTTCAAATAAAACGTATGATGTAGCACTATAAGTAGCGCTGATCCTTATTCTTTTTAATGGTTGAATTTTTGTTCTGTTATTAGCTGTATCATAATAATACGTTGTCTGACTTGGATTAAATCTATTATCACTATTAGAAAGCATTATCTGTGCTGATCCTGCGCCAAATTGTCCTAACTCATTTACCCTACCCCTGTTGGTTGAAAATTGTCTTACATACTGGCTAACGTCAGTAAAAGTCTGCGTTTCGTCAAAAGGATCACTATCAAAACCGATTTCGACTGTTAAATCTACATTATCATCAAAAGCTACTGACATCAGCTAATACTTAATCCGCGCTTTTGTGCTTTTTCAATAACGCTCATAACTCTATTTTCTACTTCTTGTTCGGTAGATAATATGTCCCCTGTACTTAAATTAAAGTTATTTGTCTGATAAGTTATAGTTTTGAAAGCGTCTGATCCTGCGAATGATGATCCTGATCCTGTATCGCCAGTATTCATAACGGCACCTGTTGCGTCAAATTTAAGTCCCGTATCTGCTGTTATTTCGGGTGGTATTACTGGGGGTGTTGTACCACCGCCACCGCCACCGCCACCGCCACCGTCGCCGATAGTTATTGGCTGATCGCCTAACGCTTTTATTTCTAAAAATTTATCTATAACACCCTGAAGACTTCCAGTAACATTATCAGCCATTAAAGCTACTAGCTCTTGGAATGTCCCTAAACCTTCTGCGTCTGCTAATGCTTTATCTAGTTCAGCTTTAGCGATCGCCATTTCTAATATTTCATCTGTTGATCCGTCTGTTGCTTTAGCTACTTCTTCTTGTTGTTTTCTGTATTCTTCTTGGGCTTGAATAACATTTTCCGTAGCTTTCTGAAGATCTTCTTGCGCTCTTAAAAGATCTTGTTCGGCTCTCTCTTCATCTCTTGTAGCGCTTTCACTTGCGATCCTAAGTTCTGTTAATGTTTTTTCTGCTAGTTGAAGTTCCAAATTCTGTAATTCGGATCTCTCTTCCATTTCTCGAAGTTTGTTAAGCTGTTCTTCTTGTCTTTTAATTGCAATAGTTTCTTCTAATGTGACTTGTTTACTTAATTCTTTTTGTCTAGCTAATTCCTGTTCTGCTAAATCAACTTTTTTTATAGCGTCTTCTTCGCTTATCTTTGTACTATTTAGATCTTCTAGCCTTTCACGTTCTTCCTGTTCTAGATCTATGATGTTTTGTTTTATATCTTCGATCTTTTGATAAGCATTGAAAACCTTATTAAGGGCGTCTATGCCTTTATCTTCTCTAAGTGCTATTAGTTCTTTTTCTTCATCTGATAATTCTTGTGTTACTTCTACTTGATCTTGTAAGGTATCTGTTAAGTTATAGCTTTCTATTTCGTATCTATGCGCGTTTCTAATTTGATCTCTTGTGATCCTATCTTGTTCTTCTTGTTCTTCTGCTGATTTCCGTACGCTATCTGCATACTCTTTGTACATATTTGCTAAATTCTGATTTTTTATTTTCTCTTGCGCTCTAGCAAGTGCGTCAGTTCCTATTTCTGCGTCTATAGAAGTACCTGTTAAAAAGTTTAACGCTTTAGTTATAAAGTTTATAGAGTGTGCGAATTCTTCACTATCAGGCACTCTTCCGATCATTATGTCTAAAAGCCCATTAGTTACATCGATCGCCTCTGATAATGCAGGTGTCAATTCTTCTACAATTATTAGCCCAAGTTCTGAAAACTTATCGCCAGTTAAAATTAATTGGCTTTTAAGACTGTCTAACTGATTTTCTGCTACGTCTTCTGTAG